CCCCCCCCACTTCGCAATTGCATCTCATTATCATCTAGCTAGTACGAATCATTCTCATTCGCATTCAGTTAGTGGCTTGCTGTTAGCTAGTTGTAAGTATTGATTGCATGAGCAATGATGGATATTGCTTACAGACTGTATTAATAGAATACTTACTCTAGAGAATATCAACATTTTTCTGCTGGATGACCTAAGATATTAGTGCAGTTTGTTGTTTCGTAAGGCAGGTGATTCAAAGAGTAGATTTCGTTAGTAGTTGTAGTGAGTAAATGTAATGGGTCTCGTAAGTCTGTGAATGCCAGACACGACGTACCAACGCCATTAGGCATGCTCTTGGTAGCTATTTCTTGATGCTACTGACAATTTGATAAACCGCTAGTAGCTAGTGGATTCGCTTTGTAGTTCTCACCTGTCACTGACTGTCACTCATATGACAGGTGAGAGGCGATCCAACTAGCTCCTAGGATTGTGGGCATTCGCAGTGAGTACTCACAACACTAGGAGATTGTTATGGATGATTTTGGTAATGTATTGGAATACACAAGTGCCACATTCGCATTCGCAATTGATGGTCTAACTTATGATTGGATTTATTGGTTGCCACTGTGGGCAGATTGAGTACTTGTAACTGCGTAATCAGATTGTAAGATTCTATTTTCTTTTTCAACCCCTAGATACTAAATAGGTGCAAAAATGAGCAATATTTCAGATCGTCACATTTTCACTACTTACAACTCTAACGGCAAAGATAAATCTACTGCTCTTAGCGGTCAGAGATTAAGTGTGGTGAGATTCAAAAAGGATAAGTCAGGAAGTAAGGCGAAAGATAGTCAGTGCGTATCTGTTCCAGTAACAGTGCTGAGTGCAGAGGACTATGAAGTACTGTCACCGCAGATCTCCCAATGGTTTCATGGTGTACAGGATGAAATCATTCGCGAGGCATGTGTAGCTGATAAGGATGCAGTAACAAGTGAGGAAATCGATGTAGCTGCAGTGAAATCCTATTTGGTGCAGCAAGCTGCAGGTGACAGACTTAATGGGGAACAGATCAAATACTGGTTCGATAGTGAACTGCAAGATATGTTACTTCTGGCATTTGCGGAGAAACTAGGTATCAGTGATGACTGCAGTGAAGAACAGACACAGAAATTGCAACAAATGTGCAATGTATATAGAGACTGCTTTGCAGCACTTGCTGGTGGAAGAACTGTATTTGCTGCAGATAAGAGAAGTAAATTGGAGAAAGCGCTCGGATTGGTAGATACAAGTGATGGAATTGGAGCTAGATTGATTGCTAAGTTGCAGGCTATGAAAGAAGTCAGTGTGGAAGAGATGTTAGGTTTGTGAGCAATGATTAGGGGATAGGGTACCGGGTACACTCCAGTACTTTACCCCCTCCTCCCCTTACGAACACATTACAGACTTGTAGGCGTATATAAAGTGTAGTTAGTTATGTGCCTTCTAATAGACTTATAACTAACTATATAGGTATATCTTTAATTTTTATTTTTTATACCCCCTAAAATATACGCGCAGTGTAGTGCTTTATATATAAGTTAGTTAGGGGGTATAGAAAGTAAGAAGGCATAAAACACAGATACTAGATTCACCAATTTGGTGCTTGACGGGGGAGGGGTAAACCGGGTACTATACCCTATCCCCTGTACCCAAATATCGATTGGTGAAACTAATGAGCGATGAAAATACGTTAAGACTTAAGCTAACTTCATTTCAAGCTAGAACACTCTACACAATGATTAATGCTAGAGAGTGGGATGAAATTGAAGAAATGACATTAGTTGGTAGATTGAATAAATCAATTGAGGAATTTCTAATTCTTAAATGCGAATATACACGAGAAACTATTCGTGTTGAAGTTAAGAAACAGTTGACAGATATAGATTTTGCAGAAATTGAAGCACAAGCAATGCAGTTCGTTATAGATAACGGCGGTAGTATTGATGCTGTAAGTGTTGTTTCCGGTGATTATGATCCATACAATTAGGTAGTTAAAAGATTCAAATATTCAAAGGTTATTACGATATAAGGAGTTGTAAATGAAACTCATATTAGTTTGTATCATTGTAAGTTGTATTTTAGCTTCCTTCCAAGGATGTGCATCACCCCAAATGTATATGAATTCAATGATTTATAGCACACAACCTGCACACAACTATGCATACGCGGGCCCATACCAGTTTCAATCTCACTCAGGAACTGAAACCCACCCAGGAGAAATGAAATGAAAACAGTAATCAATGGAATTGCATTTGCAGTCGGTGTAATTGTATTTCTTGCAATATTTCACCCATAACACAGCAATTGGTTTTATATCAAACAGCACACATCACATTTCGCATTCCTACAGGAAACCATATCATGTCAAACAGTACTGAATTCACTTTAGAAGCCAAAGAAAAGTTGATTTTTTATCTAAACACTCACACACTACCTAAAGGGCTAGGTACTGAAGAAGCAGCCTGCAGTATTGCAGCTATCAATTTAGCTATATCTGGAGAGTTAACAGATACAATTCCAGAGTGTATGTCTAAAGTGATTGGAAAATGGATCATAAATATACAAGATGCAATTCCAACTGAATTACGAAATTCAACTGAATGGAAATTTTTACTTCCTCAAGCGGCTGGAACAGGCAGAGAAAAGGAACAAGAAAGAAAAGAAATAATTATGAATTGGATGTGGACTATTGTACTACCTATTATACAACCTATTGCAGATAAAAAAGGATTTGGTACTAAATGGAAGCAAATGTGTGAATTAAAAACTATTGCTGCTGCTGCTGCTGCTGCTGCTGCTGCTGATGCTGCTGCTGCTGCTGCTGCTGCTGCTGATGCTGCTGCTTCTTATGCTGCTGATGCTGCTGCTGCTGCTGATGCTGCTGATGCTGCTGCTTCTTATGCTGCTTCTGATGCTGCTTCTGATGCTGCTACTGCTGCTACTGCTTCTTATGCTGCTGCTGCTGCTGCTGCTGCTTCTGATGCTGCTGCTGCTACTGCTGCTGCTTCTTATTGGAAAACAGTAAATCCTTGTTTACTTCTAAAACAATTAATTGAAGTGTAATTGAAATGTAATAGGTCGAAATGGTCGTGAGACCATCTAGTTGTTACGCAACTACTGATGAGACCATTTAATTATACAATGAATCAATTTGGAGATTCTATCATGTGGGATTTTATCAACTCAGTATTTGATATGCTAGGTTTTGTATTCTTAGCTGTTATGGGAGCAATCACACTAGGAGGGGTTGTAGCATACTTAGTAGACTTAGGTGACCAGCATTGGGATTGAGTGGGGGGAGGGGTTTACAGCTAATCCAACTCCAGTTTTTACCATAAATATGAGAGGTGACCATCATGTTTCACTATGAACATATTTGGCTTGCAATTGCCTGTATCACAGTTTGTTATTACAAAACAACAGAAGGTAAATTCATTGGGAATTCTACAATGACTACCCATTTGTTTCCTAAATCATTAGTGTGGTGCTAAAAGATGTCAAAAGATGCTAACAGCTACTCGACAGCTAGGGGAAATCACGATGTCAACAACCATTAAAGATCCTAATAATCCATTGTGCGGAGCACTGTCAGATTCTACACCTAATCTCACACCAGAAACTACCAAGCAACAAGCTAAACGAAATGTATCTCTCAAATCCAAACTAATTGGATACATTTCTAGTTTGCATCCAACATATCAATTCAATGTATATGATTTAGCTGCAGAGTTAGGAACTACTAGAGGATCACTCAATCTATATCTACAAGATTTAGTAGCTTCTAGTCGCATCTATATAGTTCCGACTGGCCACGGTAGTAAGATGTATACATACCAGAAAGCGAAACCACATGCATTGAAACCAGTTACTATTCCAATCTCTAATCAATCAGATTTGTGGAATACAATGTTTTATTTTTGTGCCCCACCGCCGCCAGCTGAAACTGACTGGTCTGCAATCTTTGCTGGTATTAACCGATGGTCAGAAATTGTATGGTCAATTTGGGAAGCTAGAAATGCATGTAAGCAACGTGAAACTAGTGGAACTCTAACATCCAGTCTCACAATCATGGCAACAATAGCAAGATAGAAAGTGCTTTAAAGGATTGATTAGCAGAGGGTTAGGGAGTGAGATATAGACTACAATATCCTACCCACTGTCTAGATCAGTCCTTTAGCGCATTTGCTAGAAGTTGTTATTTTGGAGAAACGAAGTGAACTCGCGCACAATCATCTGGCTGTTTTTTGCTGGTCTTAACTCCATTGTCTTTGGCTTGCTGCTAGATCAAGGGGTTCACCCTTATGCACAAGCAGTTTTGTTAGGCGGCTTTCTTGGCGCAGCGATCGAGCGGTTGTGTAGTAAATGATTCTTTAACAACTAACCCAGAAACTCTCAGGAGTTATATACTATGAATTTTATCCATGGCTCAGATAGACGATACGAAACCCGCGAACCTGAATTGATTCATTTCATAACAATAGATGATTATGGTAACATTTGTTGTTTGTTAGATTCCCCCTACGATCACATCCACTATAAAGAATATGACTCCAAAGACCCATTTCTGGAAATATGGAATCTAGCAGATCGATATGCATATTTTTTCACCAGTAAATACTATGCATGCAATATCAAAACTACTGGTATAGATCCTATCTAATAGAGGCAATATGAAGATACTATGTAAGTATTCTAGTATAGAATACGAAGTTTCACATTTTCCATTCTCACTGGAGTCGCGCGAAGTAGCACATCCAGTGTTTTCCATCCCACAATCTAAACTGTTAGTTGTAATTTCTCGCCGATGGCCTGAGAAACTAACTCCGATTGATTCCTATCTAGGATTTCTATCCCTCATGCATTCTACAGGGAAAATAGATTGGAGAGTACCAGCATTTTATGTACCGGCACTAGATTCTACAGTTGCCCAAAATATGGAACTCCTATTACGTACTATAGGAACCATTAACGCAATTACACACCCAGCATTTACTTATCCAGGTTTTGTAATGACTCCAGATACTAGAAGTCTACAAACTATAGGTCACTGGATAGCAATTCTAGGTGACTGCATTCGTGGATTCCAAGAAGGAAATAAGCGAGCACAGCTACATGATAGAATTGTGCGGCGTGAACAAGCAATGGAGCGGATGATAAAAGATCCATCCAAGAATCCAGCTAACTACGCAAATCAACTAGCTGAATGGGCAGCACTAGCTGGTGAGTTTCCAACAGGGTCAGTACCTGTAGACGGTGTACAGATTCCACTGGCAGATTACTGGAAAGCAATCATTAGGAAAGCAGCACGAGGTGAAGCAGTATTTTCCCTTAATGACACTGATTTGGCTGAACTGATAGAACATTGTGAAGATGCAATACCTCATGGTTCTATCTATGCTCATGCATTGATGAATGTGCTTAGGAGCGCGGCTGATAAGAAATCAAATCTTTTAGGACTTGGAGATTTTGATGTTCGATCAGGTACTTATAGAATCTTGGATGATTCAGACACAGCAGAAAGAGCTAATTTGTTAGCTATGGTAGATTCAGCTCCTGTGGAGAAACCAGTAGAATACAACTATCCTTCCAAGATAGCATTCTTGCGGGCTCTATACAAATGGAAAGCTGCACAACAAATTGGGGCTGAGATAGCTGGTGATTCTAGTAAGATTCTATTGGAGAAACTATAATGATTGAACATATTCATAAATTTGGAATTCCCAAATCTACCATGCACCACGCACTAATTAACCGCTTCGAGCTTACACAGGAACAAATAGAGGCATGTGAAAAATATTACATTCTGCGATGGACTGGAGCACATTTTAAGCATGTAATGCATTCAGGAGTTATACGACACCAAAATACAGAATACTTAGTAGTGTATAAAGACTGTAAACCAAGTGAGATTGCAACTAGCTCACAACTTTTTATGTCTTTCCGTAAACCAGCGCATGAATTCCACCTGCAAGCATATGTACTTGTGAGTATTGGATTCTGAGTTAGATGCATTTCTTTACCACCTAGTCTCAGCTAAACAGAGCAATCTACAATAGATACGATATCGAAATCGCTTGACATGATATCGTATCTATGATAGATTGATTTGTATTATCCACCAAAAACCAATATTTTGTTCCCTACACAGCAGGAGAAATAACCAATGGCAATTGATCATGAAAAGATACGACAGCTGTTAGCTGCCAGTAGATTGAAGCAAGAGACTAAATCAGTTGTTAGCGACAGTTCCAAAGGAACGAGAATGGAGCGTTTGGAGCTAACAGACGTCCAAAAAGCTAATCTAGCAATCAATGGTTGTATTGGAACGGTTGAAGAAATAACTACTCCTAATCACAATGATTGGTCACAATCCATAGACAAATATGGCAATGTAATCACCCTAAATGCTGAGCAAATTTCAGCAGTGGAACTGGCGGCTTCTGGCCAGTCTCTAGTTCTAATCGGGGCTGCTGGATCAGGGAAAACAACAACAAATAGACAAATTAATTCTGCACTCATAGAAACTGGAATCGCTGGAATTATGACTCTAACTGAGCATCGATACTTAGCTGATTCCACTCCTGGAATTGTGACGGTAGCTTATACTCGACGCGCAGTAGCTAATATGCAACGTTCAGTTTCAGACGACATGAAAGGGAATGTGATTACAATACATAAGCTGCTAGAATATCAACCAGTTTATGATACTGTAGAGGATGCTGAAACAGGCGAATCTCATACTAAGATGTCTTTTGTAGCTACTAGGAATAGATACAATCCATTACCTGCTTCTATCAAATGTATTCAAATTGAAGAAGCATCTATGGTTTCAGTAGAACTATTTCAAGAGATTCTCGATGCGTGTCCACATAATCCGCAGTTCATTTTCCTTGGTGACATCCAACAATTGCCTCCAGTTTTCGGTTCGGCTATATTGGGATTTAAAATGCTTGAACTCCCAACTATTGAACTAACACAGATTTATCGGCAAGCTCTAGAATCACCAATCATTAGACTTGCACACAGAATTCTTTCTGGTAATCCAATTCCAGCTACTGAATTCAAAGAATGGAAAATACCCTCCCAACTAACTATTCATCCTTGGAAAAAGAAACTAGATGCTGATTTAGGTTGTATGATAGCAGCTAAATTCTTTATAGCAGCGATTGATTCAGGCGCTTATAGTCCAGATTCGGATATGATCCTATGTCCATTTAATAAGTCTTTCGGGACTGAAGAATTGAATCGACACATAGCTCAGCATTTGTCTAGGCGGCGTAAGGCAGTTGTGTTTGAAATCATTGCTGGATTTAACAAATTCTATTATTCTGTAGGCGATAAAGTACTTGTGGAAAAAGAAGATGCTATCATTGTTGATATCAAACGTAATTCAGAATACATGGGGGCGAAACCTGCAACTCCTAGCCCGACGCTAGATTATTGGGGCGCGGAACAAGGAACTGCTCACCATATAGATGATTCAGAATCTAGTGATGATGATATCGATAGAATGATGGAATTGGCCGCTTCAGATTCTGAAGATCGTGTACGACAATGCTCACATACAATAACAGTACTTATGCAAGATACTGGTTTAGAGTTACAAATTAAGACTGCTTCAGAAGTGAATGCAATGCTTTTAGGTTACTGTCTTACAGTACACAAATCTCAGGGATCTGAATGGAGAAAGGTATTTCTTGTTCTCCATAATACTCATGCAACAATGATTTCCCGTGAACTTATGTACACTGCAGTTACGAGGGCACGAGAAGAACTTTATGTGATTTGTGAACCAGAAACATTTGTAAAGGGTATTCTAAGTCAGAGAATTAAAGGAAATACACTAGCTGAGAAAGCAGAGTTTTTCAAAGGCAAAGTAGAATCTGGTTATCTCTTGGAGAAAGTAAAATCATGAACAAAGAATCTGAAAATCCAGCAACTAAAGCGAATGAAACAGTCTCTCAAGCAACTCTAGATGGGGCATTTCTACTTGCCTATCATGATGCAAGAGATAATTCCAACAGAGTAATGAATAGAGAAGATTTCAGGAAAGGTTGGAATCAATGTCTTATTGCATTTGGTATGACAATGCAAGTGGGAGAGAAAGTTTGGGATAAGTATATGGGTACAGCTCAGTTGGCTTCCAAAGGAGTGAAAAGAAAATGAGCATCATCGGTGAATACATGGCAGATTCTCGTCTACCAGATTCCACAATTGGTTATGAGCAAGAATTTGCAATTGTAGATTTCCAAGAATCTATCTTACTCCATTTAGATCATCCAGAACCTATATACAATAATCGGGACTTTTGGCAACATTGTGTATGGTTAGCATCTGGATTGAAATCAGAGCTAGGAGATGAACAGAGACCATATCTTAAGAAGTGGATACAATCTAACTGGTTTTGGTTCACAGAAGAATTCTCGAAACGAGTTCAGATTGAGATTCAAAGGAAGCTACAATTTCTGTAAAAATTCCACTTGACAAGGGCCCACTGCTGTGAGACTATACCATTTCCAAAGCGGCCTCCAATAACTCATAACTTTCACAGGAAGAAAAATGTATGAAGTAGCTTCTTGCGGTACTACTATTGACATTGTAGCTGATCTATTTTCTGCCTCTACAACATATGATCACTGCAATGGTCCCGAAGTTGTTCTCTACAAATATGATGGACAAGGTAATAAACGTATCATTCAGTCGAAGCAAAATAATATGCGAATTATGCATAGCAAAGCAGTAACCCCTAACCAACGGAATGGAGTTTAATCATGTCGGAAACTCAAGTAGCAGCAATCAATGAAGCAAATGCAGGTACGGCTACTGCAGTAGAACCTGTTAAGTACACGGATGAACAGAAAGCAGGTTTCAAAGCAAGTATTGTAGCTAAATTCAACAATCTAGTAGATGTAAAGGAAATGCGTTTCTCCTTTAAATCTGACAAGGAAACCGGCTTCAAGCGTCCTACCGTTGAATTGCACTTGCCAGTTCTTTCTGCTGAAGGTGTAGTAGATATTCTCACCAACGGTGATACTCGTCCCAAGGAACTAGAATTGCTTCTGGAAGCTTTGGCCGATGTTGTAAATGGTCAAGCTCGCGCAATTGTTAATGACGACGAAAATATCAATCAAGAGAATTTCCCGCTTGATAAGGTGTCGTGGGCAGCAATTGCGAATATGCCGAAAGCAGAACGTCGCGGCGGTGGGATTGCTAAAGAGACGTGGGAAGAATTCTCCGCTGACTATCTTGCAGTTATGCCGCAAGCTACTGGCAAGAAGATTGAACAAGTTGGCTTGGCTGCTAAGCTTCTTGTTGGTCGCTTCTCACAAGTTAAAACTCAGAAACCTATCATCGAGAAGCTTGTTTCCCAACTTGGTATCTATGTGAATGCATCACCTAATGCAGAACAGTTCACAGAAGTTATTGAATTCCTCACCAAGAAGGCAGAAACTCTGCTGAATATTTCTGAAGAAGAAATGTTGGCAGCTCTGTAAGAAGTGTGTTGCTGGTGTGGCACCTACCAGTTCAGAACAGGTGCATTTAGTAGAAGTGTTGGGTAGACACAATAAGCCTATAGCATTTCTACTAAATCAGTTTCGATTCATAAAGTAAAATGAGAACTTACGAACCTGCTTGGTTGGAGCTTAAAAAGAAAGGTAAAGTCAGACTGGCTGTGCCTAGAGCTTTACATGCACGTGTATTAAAAGCAGTTATCAAAGAGAAAGATATGGATGTAGGATATAAGCTGGAAATGCTTGAGAGTAAAATAAAGATGAGAATCACACATAAGAGAGAAAATTCAGTATTAACTCTTACACTCACAAGATCTTACACATTTTTAGAATCTGTCTGTGCCAGCGAGATTTAGTTGCTGGCATTTTCTATTTAAAGGAAAGAATTATCATGAGAACTAGCGGCCCCACCACATATAAGAAATTATATGGATTCATAGTAGGAGAATCGGAGAAAGCTATTAAATTCAAAGTCGATATGCCAGGATATTTTATAAATGGGCTAATTTCTTGGTTTCCAATTTCGCAAATCAACTATACAAAACGTAGTCACTCTGCGTCTGAAGGCCTTGACGAAATTGATGTAGCTGATTGGTTGGTACAAAGGAAAGCTGAAGAATATGCTAATATTTCAGAGGAATAAATATGAGCCCCATTGAACAACTCAGAGAAAAGGTTGGTACACTTCAGACTGCGCTTCTAGAAGCTCACCCGACTATGCCAGTTCTTCTTCGTGAAATACACCAGAATCTAAAACAAGATGAGGAAATTGTTACTTTGCTCTCTGAAGAAGAGATTGGAATTATAGTTCAAGGCTTGATGAAGCAAACTAATACAGTGATCCTAGCAGGAATTGCCAAGAAGGGCACAGGTAAATCACTTAAGAAGACAACACTTGAAGATTTGTGAGTAGCTCGTATTTACCTAGAGAGTAATTAAATGGAAGAAACTAGTCTGGCTAAGTTGGTAGCTCTACAAACATATAACCAACCAGTTTCTTCCGTGAAATTATTGCGAATTCTGGCCCCATTTTTATATCAGCTTTCAAAACCAGCTACCAATAACTCACTACGTATCCAAACAATCCATTGGCTTATGGAGAACTGGTATGAAAAACAAGCTAAGATCCACGATGTGTCTGATATTAGAACTGATTTATATAGCGGCTACACTGTCTGCTACAATTGTTGTAATATACTTGGTAGTGATATCTGCGGGCTTACATTATCTTGCGGTGAGTGTAGACAAGAACCGTCCCTTTCGTATTATTTTCTAGCAGATTTATTAGCTTTCAGCTACCAAATTCCACATCCAGTCACAGTTAAAATTCTTTCTGACTATTTAGGTAAAAGATATTATGAGCGACTCACAGAATCAAACTGAGGTAGATATTCGACTACGCCAACTCTCTTATTCCGGACTCTTAACACTTCATTCTTGCCCTAGACGCTTCCAACTAGATAAAATGAGAGGTACATATGAACGAGAATCTATTACCACCTTTGCATTTGGTCATTGCGTCGGATTGGGAATCCAGTTGTGCTTTGAAGGAAAGTCTGAGCAAGAGATATTCTTTGCTATATTTCAAGAATGGGATGTTGATCTATTTGACGAAGCCGAAAAGCAACAAGAATCTTTCTGGCTTGCAATGTATGCAGTACAGAAATTTATTGGAATGCGAAAAGCTGGATTTTTGGAAGACTACGAATTGGTGTTTCACGAAGGAAAACCAGCCTGTGAGCTCTCATTCGTCATTGAATTCCCTGATGGTTTTCGGTATAGAGGTTACGTCGACGCAGTATTGCGAAATAAATTCACAGATAGAGTGGCAGTCTTGGAAGTTAAGACAACAGGTCTTAATGATATTGATGAATCTCTCTATAAAAATTCCGCACAAGCCATTGGTTATAGTATTGTTCTTGACGCAATCTTCCCAGGATTGAGTGATTACGAAGTGTTGTATTTGCCCTACAAGAAAAAGACACATGAGTACGAACTCCGACCATACGCAAAGAGTTATTTGCAGCGGGCACTCTGGATCCAAGAGCTTTTGCTAGACATTGAAACTATCAATATGTATTCAGCTGCAGAAGTTTTCCCGATGCGCGGTGAGAGCTGTTATAGCTTTTATAGACAATGTACTTATTTTGGCACCTGTACTTTGAGCAATCAATATCTACTCAAACCAGTAAGTCAAAAAGAGCTTGACAACATTGAAGAAACAAAGTACAGTATCAATCTTACCTTGATGGATCTATTGAATTCTCAATTGGAGAAAGTGTGATGACAGGCACTAATTGGGTTATGTTTGCAAAACAGTGTATTAATAAATTCCATATTTGCACAGTCTCTGTTAAGAAATCTGACACTTCAACTGATAATAGAATCATTCAAGTATCTATGTCTAATGGGCTAGTTCTAGAAGAATTCTATGGAGATGAAGCTGGAGCTACTATGGCATTTAAATTACTGACAGGAGTAACAGAGTGAAACTATCTGAAAAGAAAGTAGCAGCCACTCACAGTGTTCTTCTCTTTGGCCCTCCTAAATCTGGTAAGACTGAATTAGCAGGTAAACTAGCAGAGCATTTTAATCTCATTTGGTTTGATCTTGAAAATGGATGGACTACTCTTTCAAAACTACCAGTAGAATGGCAAGATCGTATTGAAGTAATTTCTCTGCCAGATACTAGAGAGTTTCCAATTGCAATTGAAACAGTGATGAAAGTTCTTAAAGGATCTCCAGTACTTATTTGTGAGAAACACGGAAAAGTAGATTGCACTTTGTGTAAGAAAGAAAATCTTGCAACTATACGAGTAGCTTTGAATGAAATGGGTCCAGATTCAATTGTAGTTTTCGACTCCCTAACTCAGCTTACAAGTTCTGTGATTTCTCGTATCGCGCCCGTAGATAACTTAGAGTATAAATTCGAGTTTGATGATTACAGGAAGATGGGTGCATTACTAGATTTCTGTCTATCTAGAATCCAACAAGCTTCATACAATGTAATTTGTATCTCTCATGAGTCTGAAGTAGAGATGGAGGATGGAAAAAAGAAGCTAGTACCTACGGCCGGCACTTCCAATTTCAGTCGTAATTCAGCAAAATACTTTGGTCATGTAATATATGTAGAAGTTAAAAACAAAGCACACAAAGCAGCTAGTTCTACAACATTTGCAACTAATATTCTGACAGGTTCTAGAACAGGAGCAATTATTGAAGGAGATAAAGAAGCTAACTTACTGAGAATTTTCAAACCTGAATTGTTTCCAAATGAGCCAGTAGTACAAGATGCAAACACGAAAATACCAGGAGCAGTAGCTGGGAATAAGTTAGCTGAATTGAGAGAGCGAATGAAATCAGGAGGTGTAAAATAATGAATGCAAATAGTATAAATGACCCAGTTAATCACCCAAACCACTACACTTCTCACCCATCGGGAATTGAGTGTATTGACATTACACGTCATATGAGTTTCAATCTCGGTAATGCATTTAAATATATTTGGCGAGCTGATCTTAAAGGAGACTCTATCGAAGACTTGAAAAAAGCTGTTTGGTATTTGAATGATGAAATTAAGAAACGTAGCATAGGAAGTGATCTTGAAAATGTAGCAACACAAGCAGCATTGGCAGCATCTAGTATTCTTTCTACTAATTCAATCAAAGGTATTTAAATCATGAGCGACGTTACTAATCTCGACAATCTTGATGACATCGATTCTCTTCTGGATAAGAATCTGGATGACATTGCTGATCTTCCTTCTTTCGATACTTGGCCCAAAGGTGTACACAAAGCCATTATTACTTGGGAACGCAAGGATATCGAAAAGACTGTAGATGGTTCAAAGAAGAAAGTGCCCCACATGCAATTGAATATGGCGTTTCTGGAAACTCTTGAACTCGAAGATACTTCTTTTTCTGGAAAACTTCCGCAAGTTGCAGATAAGATGAACACTGCCTATGATCTCACAAATGAATTTGCATTGGGAGCTCTTAAGAAAGCAGTTGCTAGTCTCTCTCCGCGATTCAACGGAAATTTGAAGGAAACGATCAAAGGAACCAATGGCTTCGAAGTTGCAATTGTGTTGAAGCACCGTAAAGATAAGAATGATAAGGATCGCGTCTATCCACAGATTGAAGATATGATCCCTGCTTAATGGTAGTTAGTTTCTAGTTTGAATGGCTTTCGGTTCACAAGACTGGAAGCCATTTTTGCATAGAAATTAGCAGTGAAAACCAATGGAGAGCTAAATGAGCCAACTTGAAATTAGTTTCGATGAACGTAAATATCCTTTGAAAGCTAAAGACATACCAGTGGGGGCTGTATTCAAAAAGGAAGGTCATCCAGCTGCTTACATGAAAGTTAAGTCAGTTAATTTCTTGAATAATTCAAATCTTCTCGCAGATGTCTTTGCTCGTGGAGACATTCTCACGGTTAATCTTCACAAAGGTACAGTCTTTGTTATGTCTGGGGAGACTGTAGTTGTGAAGCTTAAAGGTAAAATGCAACTGGAAAGAGTTAAGGAGAATGATTGAATGGCGAAGCTCTTATATGTTGGATCTCCTGCAGATGAATCATATCTTCCTTATCTGAAAGGTTGCTGTTCGGGGGCCAGTGTAACTCCTTTGTGTAAATCAGACTTGATGCTAGCTCAGATTGAAGCAGTCTGTAAGTCCAGAGGATTCGAAGGAGTAATATGTAGCAATCAAAATATTCTGAAAAGATTACTTAGCTGGACTGACAACAGAAAAGATCCTAGTCTTGACTCCTACCAGGGTTCCATCTTTCTACACAACGGATTGGAATATTTAATTATCAATCCGTTATTCCATTTAACGGCGGTGAGCTATGGCCCATTTGTATTCAAGCGGTTTATATCTAAGTTGGCCGCTCGTGATAGTTGGCTGCCTAGTACTGCTTTCAATTGGGCCATTCTGGATGCTATTAATATTGGGGCAATCTTCGATGAGTTCCAATCTGCTTACGCAATCGCAGTTGATATCGAAACTTTCTCAGAACCTCTATCCATTAGATGCATTGGGTACACAGCAATCTTCCTCAATGAAGGACAAATAAGAACTAAGTCTTGTGTCCTTCCGCTAGATTCTTTGTGGGCACTATCTTGGATGAGAAGATTCAATTGGGAACTGAAAGCTCCTAAGATTTTCCAGAATGGGAAATACGATAATGCATATCTATCTATGTTCAACTCAGTACCATATAATTGGCTATGGGATACTGCTACTTTGTTTCATTGTTGGTATTCTGAGCTACCTAAAGATCTTGCATTCCTTAATTCATTCTTTGTACGTGAGTCAATGTATTGGAAAGACTTGGCAAATACGACTGATTTGGAGCAATATTATCGTTACAATGCTCTTGATACTTGGGCAACTGCTAATGTTTGGATTGCTCAAATGATGCAGTTGCCTAGCTTCGCTATTGAAAACTACAAGATGGAATTCCCTCTAGTCTTTCCATGTCACTTGTCAGAAATGACTGGAATTAAACGAGACATGGAGGAAATGAAATTAGCTAGAGCAGATGCAGATAAAGAAGTAGCTGAGTTAAATCACAGTTTGGAAACTATGACAGCCACTCCAGGATTCAATGTCAATTCTGCTCCACAAATGAAAGCGCTGATGAAAGTATTTGGTCTCGGCGAGGTAGCTAGTTGTGATGATACCAATCTAAATAAATTCTCTCTCCGTCATCCATTAAATAATAGAATTATTAAAAAGATTCAATCACTACGGGAGAAAAGAAAGTACCGATCCATGTATATAAGGACTGATGATGACATCAAAAAATCTGGAGATAGAGGCTATAAAGAATATAAAGGAAGAATTCTTTACGCTCTCAATCCGCACGGAACCGACTCAGGACGCCTTGCGAGTAAGGAGTCTCATTTCTGGTGCGGACTACAAATCCAAAATATTACTCGGGGACCAAGTGTTAAAAGAACATTGGTTGCCGATGACGGTTTTCGAATTGCAGAATGCGATCTGGAGCAGGCTGAGTCAAGAGATACTGCATACGCCGCAGGGGAAATTACACTTATCGCGGCAGTTGAGGGAGTGCGTGACTTCCATTCTGTTAATGCAAGCGCATTTTTTGGTATCCCGTACGAATCAATCTATGATGATGCTAGAAAGAAAACACTTGATAAAATTCTCCGTGATTTAGCCAAGCGAGTCAACCACGGTGCAAATTATTGCATGGGAGGGAACGTACTAGTTCAGACTATGGGAGAAGATAAAATATGGAAAGCGAAAAGACTTTTGAAGTTACCTTCAGAATTTGGACTGAAACAGGTAGCAGAGTATTTACTTGCACAATTCCACAAGACATACCCAGGACTCTCGAAAGTTTTCTATCCTCATATTTGGCAAAACATTCGGACATATCGGATGCTGACTGGCCCCCAAGGTTGGACCAGGTATTGCTTTGGAAACCCAGATAAGAATAAGCATGATGCAAATAGTTATGTAGCTCACGTTGCACAGTCAATGAATGCAATGACTTTGAATAAAGCATATATGAAGGTATTCTATGAAATTGCAATGCATCCACAATATAAAATGCACTTCAAGCTGTGTGCTCAAATACACGACTCCATCCTATTCCAGTTTCGTGAAGGGCATGAGTACTTGGCTGATATGGTTCGAGAAAGAATGGAAATCCCAGTTACAATCAAAGGTGCCGACGGTATTACTAGGATGTTCACTGTTCCAGCTGCTATCAAAGCTGGGCCGGATGGAAAAGGAGCTCACAGGTGGAGTGAAACTGAATAGGAGAATAGAATGATTCATGTTTATGATTTCGAAGATACTTTGATTATTAGAATACCCAAAGAAGATAAGAAAGCATTTAGAGTAGCAATTGCTAGAGCTTGTAATGTATGGCCAGATGCGCCCGTAGAAATTAAAGAACTACACGATCTTGTAATTCATGGCCGCCCATTACAAGATTATGCTTCACAGCCAGTCTTTACTAAGCGAGAGGAATTACCTCCAGAAGTTAATCAGTTGCTAGATCGGCCATCAGTTTCTAAGACTGACTCTAAAACTACAAAGAAAGTGGAACCATTTGAGACAGAAAATAAGGAACCAGGAACATAAGTAATAACTATCCAGAGGGGATATGCGAGAAGATTTTATAACCTCTTACTTACAGTATCGTTCTGATACTGAGCCACCAGTGTTCTTTCACAGGTGGGCAATACTTTCTGCTCTAGGAGCGTATCTGGCAAGAGATGTTAGTTTTGAATTAGGTAATTCACAAATCTATCCTAATATGTATTGCATGCTGATTGGTGTTCCAGGCACGCGGAAATCTACATCTATTAAAATGGCTAAGGAATTACTAGAGAGAACAGGATTTAATAAATTTAGTGCTGAAAAGACAAGTAAAGAAAAATTCATTCTAGATTTAGCTGGGGATTTAGATAGTGACGCGAAAGAATTAATTGACGACAATCTGTGGGGAGAGGGTAATGGAAGTATATCTGAATGTTACATTGCTTGTGATGAGTTTAATAATTTTATTGGTAACGGCAATATTGAGTTTATCAGTCTTCTTGGCGAGTTGTGGGATAGAAACGGGAATTATTCAAATAGAATCAAGAATGGTAAATCTGTTTCTATTAGTAATCCTACTATCTCTATTCTCGGAGGAAATACTTCTACTGGATTCAGTCTTGCGTTTCCTTCCCAAACAATTGGTCAAGGTTTTTTCAGTCGGCTTATTCTAATATATTCTGAACCATCCGGACGCAAAATTACTTTCCCTAAAAGAGTCTCAAATCATGACACACAATGTATGGTCAACCAGTTACTTGCAATTAAATCTCTATCTTCTACTGGTTCTGTTACTCGTACGCATTCTGCTGAGTTACTGCTCGATAAAATATATAAGAGCGACAATCGTATTGATGATGTGCGTTTTGAGCATTATACTAATCGCCGCTTCACCCATCTTCTTAAACTCACGCTTATACATTGTTTGGCTAGAATGAGTCTAGAAATTTCTGAAGAAGACGTAGTTATTGCAAATACAGTTCTGAGTCACACTGAGAAACTTATGCCGAAAGCACTAGGTGAATTTGGTGAGAGTAGAAATTCAAATGTAAATCATAAAGTTCTGAGCGCACTAGAAAATGCAAAGTCGACAATGACATTGCCAGATTTGTGGAAAGCAGTTAGTTCAGATATGGAGAAACCATCAGAGTTGGGAAATGTAATTGGCGGACTCCTTATGGCAGGAAAGATTTTGAAGACTGAATCTGGTTTTCTGATTAGAAGATCTATGATGGAAGCTGAATATTCGGACGTAATAGACTATGGATTTTTAAGTAGTGAAGAGCAAGGCCCTATGGCTCAACCGGTAGTTACTCGAGTTAAATTGGAGGTAGTATGAGTGCAAATACATTTGATGATTATGAAGAAGCCGCAATGCGTACGGCTAAAGTCTTCGGTGAAGGTAAGAGATTTGGTCCAGAAGAAATGGATATGCTTCATGCGGCCTTGGGAGTTGCTAGTGACGCCGGTGAACTAGTAGACGCAATTAAAAAACATTTGATCTACGGTAAAGACTTAGATGTAGTTAATGTGCGCGAAGAGATTGGAGATGTAATGTGGTTTCTAGCTTTGATGTGTAAAGCTACTGGAATGGATTTGGATACAGTTTGCTTGAGAAACATCGCAAAATTGGCGAAGAGATATCCAGAGAAATATTCAGATGCATTGGCAGTATTGAGATTGGATAAAGCGGACTAATAGTATGGATGATTTCTTAGTCCACATAATTGCAGAAACTGTGAGAGATTCTCCTTGCATTCACAGTTGGATTCCAGTAGCTCCTATGTATCGAATCTTAACTGATAGTATGACTGATGCAACTTACGTATGCCGTTACTGTGAATTCCAAATCAATAAACAAGTATTTGATGAAATAGGAAAGGAAAGACAATCATGAGCAAGCATATTGTTTTGGATCTTGAAACACTGGGAACTAACCCAGGTTGTGTAGTTTTTGCTATTGGCGCGGTGGCCTTTGATACTGAAGTTGATACCCCCGGAAATTTTAGTAATCAATTCCATTCAGCGGTTTCTATTATGGACGCTATTGAACAAGGATTCACTATTAGCAGCAGTACGCTAAATTTCTGGAGGAATAAATATTCCGTAGAATATGAACTGGCTTGTAAATTAAGTGTAGGAATCTCTCCAGAAAAAGCTTGTAACTCTTTTAACAATTGGTATCAAAATTTTTCATTGCACGGAAAAGAAAAAGTTTATGTGTGGGGCAATGGAAAAGAATTTGATAATGCAATTCTCAAGAATTATTTTGAACAATGCGGAGTAGATCTACCGTGGACATTCAGAGAAGATATGGATTTTCGTACAGTCAAACTTTTATTCCCTCAATGCAAACCCAACGAGGATAATAAAGACCCGCATAATTCATTAGCAGACGCAAAATATGAGGGTGAGTGGCTACAGAATATTTTGCGTCATATCGAGAAATAGAAATGGCATACCATCAATATTTCCCACAAGAATGGATTGATTTACAGATTGAACTCTCATATCACGAAGATGCAATTATCAAAGTGATGCAAGCAACTGATTATGTACAATCTAATCCATTCGAAAAAACAATTGGTATGGGTGATCCGCAAGTTGCATTTCTTACAAAACTAGTTGCCATTTGTACCTATTGTGAAGTAGTTGTAGATGGGGAGTATAGTCCAAAGCAGATTAATGAACTGTGTACTATACTTACACATAAACTCAGAGGTATGAGAAAGGAATGGAGGGTAGATCATCATGAGTAGTTTCAGCCAAGCACTTGAACATTTACGTATGGGAAAAAAATTAACTAGAGAAGGCCATGAGAAGCATTGGTTTATTTTTCTAGTTAACGGGTCTAAATTCACAGTCAACCGCGCCCCTTTAAATACAATTCTTATTGAAGGAGCAGAAGTTAACTATCGCCCGCATATAGATATCATGTATGATCTAGGTACAATAGAAAATAAAATTGCAGTTTGGACTCCTAATATTACAGAAATATTAGCTATGGATTGGGTAGTTCTTACTCAAGAGTAAAAAAATGGCCCACTGTTTCTAGTGGGCCTAATTACAACAGGAGACTCAATTCTTTCTTACTAACTTCCCTCACTACTGAATTGGTGGAAGTATCACAATAACTACATCACTCAGTACAAGTAACAAATCATCAGGAGCTATCTTATTCGCCGGTGCAACTAGCGGTAGCAAAAACCCAGCAGCTTCCAATCCAGCAGCTACAAGTTCGCTGCAAAACCAAGTATCTGGTTTCCTCCAATTCCTTCCTGCAACAAATCCCATAATACCTTCTTCATCATACTCTTTTCCAATCTGATTAGTGATGAATTCATAATAATCTTTTTGAATTTGGTCACTAGTTTGGAGTGAGATTCTGAAAGTATTATCAGTTACAGAGAGATAATCTGCTGGTCTGATTTGTACTCCAGCCGGCTTCCCACCAGTTACGTCATCGCGGGATCCCAGTAGATTTCCATCTGGTAGAACTGAATCTACGTGTGAGAATCTACCGTGATCGTACCACTCAATCACACGTGATCCGAGACTAGTAGCTGAACAGAATTGCAATACAATAGTTCCCATGGCGGCCTCTAGTAGTTTTGAGTTGGCAAGACTTGTTACATATGGGAGCCGGTTTGCACTCCAGCCAGAATTTCAGGAGCTGCAGTAGGAGTCGGAGTTTGTGTAGATACTCCGCCAACAATTGAATTTCCAATCTGTTCACCAACTCCTGCAGCAGTTTCTCCAGCTCCTAGCGCTGCGAGTTTAGTTTGAATTGCAGAGAAGATTCCGCCAATTACTTGAGCAGCTGCAGGTACTGCTGCATTCTCTGCAGGAATTACAGCTGCTACGATATTGGCAAGAGCTGCTTGAGCTTTAATTCCACCAGACACAGGATTAATCCATTCTTGAGGATTAGCTTCGATGTCTGCCAAAGTAGAATTGGCCGCTGCAAAAAGAGGAGGAAGAACATTAGTTGCTGCCAGTGCTGCAAGTTCACCAAAGATTTGAGAGACGGCATTCGACATGATAGACTCCAGTTGTAAAAAAGAAAAACTACGTTAGATACAACGACCTACTTAACTCTTGTCCACGTAATAGTACCAATTGCATTAAGTGTTGACACTCCAAAATTAGCTTGACCTCCACATCTATATACAGTTGCAGTAGTCACATTAACTAAAACAGGGGGCGACGATATGTACTGTCCCCCTCCTACAGTAAAAGTTGCCTGCAATTGAGTTGTAGTTTGCGGTGTATTGGGATCAGTATTAGCTACACTATTCACACCTGCGATAAGTGCAGAGACTGTAGTAGTGCCAGCAGGCGCGAAGAATATTGAACACTGTACATTCCAAACTCCTGGGTTCAGAGACTGAGTAATTAAATCTGCGTAAGTAGCAGAAGTTAGTCCAGTAGAAGATCCAGTAAGAGTTCCGTGCTCCCCTAAAAACCCAGTCACTGCAGCAGTTCCAGTTTGGTCACCGTACACAGGACCTGGAACTTGATTAAGTCCAGCCTGTGAAGAAGTTGCAATTCCTGCAAGGAGAAGAGCAAGAAATAGTTTTTTCATTTCATGTCTCCTTATTTCTGTTTGGCTGTAAATGCTTGAGCTGTAGTAGCCCCAAAGATATTCACAGTTTGATTTGTTACAGTATTTTCTTCCATCACAAAAGATGAATTTGGTAGGAGTAGAATAGAGCCAGATACTGCGGAGGCCGCACTACCAAAATTAATGTATAGATTACCAGTTGATAGATTCTGGATGAACAAGTACTGTCTAGTTGTATTGGCTGCAAAAACTTGTTGTGATGTACCACCAGCTGTAATTGTACCAGACCCATCTGTGAGAGCCGCCGAAGTTCCCCCCCCAGAAGAAGTTACTGAGAGCGCCCCAGAACTGGAACAAGCAACATTGGGATAGAATGCAACTCCAGTTACAGGAGTAGAATATGTATCATTTGGGTCACATTGAATGACAACTGCTTTAGCTTGACTGGTAGCCAGCAACGCAGTGATTAGAAGTAATTTCTTAAATACTTTCATTGCTGTGCTCCGATAGAAGGATTTTCTGATGAGTACGACATACCTGAAACTGGATCAACTCTAGAACCATCTAGTGCGTAACCGCCGCCCATAATAGTTTGCATCGATTGAGAATACTTTCCATTAAGATTCATTGCCAATCGATTTCCCTGAGAGACATTAGCTTGCTTCATTGCACTAAACATCCACTTGCTAAAATTACGTTGGTTACCACCATTAGCTGTATATTCATGTGAGAAATTATTTACTTGATCTAGAGTTGGTTGCTCACCGGCGCGAAGTGTAGTTTTCAACGATTCACCAAGTTGGTTCTGAGCATCGACATCTGCGGCTTGATAAGCAGCTACTCTATAAGTGGCATCATTAGTAATAGCTTCATCTAATGGTCTACCTCCTGAGAGCCGCGCCAGTGTTGCAATGCTCATCAAATCATTAGCTCCTAGAATATTTCCTTTAGCTGATGTAGAATAGGCAACACCGTTCCCAGTAGTAGCTTGCAATGTCTGAGCTAATCCTGCCAGTGGTCGAGAGATTGCATTGTGCTCTAGTCCACTCAGTAATGATTCCCATACATTTCCTCCCTGTGCAATCTTACTAGCTGTATCTTTTAGATTTCCAAAGAATCTACCCCAGGAGTTTACGATAGGAACATCAGAAAGTGACGTAGGGATTACTGTCATATTTCTAGGATTCAAATCTCCGCGACTATACAAGTTTGTTCGTAGGAGATTTGACGGGAGTCCGTACATAAGAAAATCTCCCGCTGTCTTTCCAAGAATTCCGTACGTGGCATCATACAAATCCCGGTGCATCGGGTTGCCGCTGGCAGTTCCAACGATGTGTTGATTGATGAAATTAAACGCAGGCAACGATTGCATTCCATAGATTGTTCCTTGCAAACCAAGGAGTGTAGCAACATCCTTTCCACTACCTTCGGCGACATGACGTAGCAATTGCTGGAGGATATTAAATTGATAGGTTTGAAAGAGACCAATTGCTTGTCCGATCGGCCCTTGGAACATAATAGGTCTTTGAGAAGCAAGCATATTTCCACGGACGCGATTGACAAAAGTGTTAATGTACGCACGGGCTTGTTCTGCATTTATGACTCCACCTTGCTGACCAATATCTGTGATCTGTCTCATTACATCTGCAGCTAGAAAACCTTGGAACTGTTCTGAGAGTTTTGAACCAGAATATTTTGCGCCAACCTCTGCTAAATCTTTAGCTTTTCCAAATGCGGATTGTAGTTTCTGGCTAAGAATTTGGTGAGTTTCAGTTCCATTAATTGTTAGATCATCTAAAAGTGATCTAAATGGAGCGGGCCCATCTTTAATCCAGCCATTTTCACGATAAAAATCTGACAGGATTTTACCACTTGCTTTATTTGCTCCAGCTTCATCTACGAAATTTTTAATTGCATTACCGATCAACTTACTTGGAGATCGAATAAAGTCTTGAATCTGAGGAAGTTTGACATTCTGCAATTTAGCTAGATCGCCAGCTACATCTCCATTTCCAGATCTAATAGCTCGGAGAAGCGAAGTCATTTCAGTTCCATTCAGAACTTGGTGACCAATTGCATAGTTTACAGAATTGAGAGGATCTAAACGTAGTGTAAGAGTGGCTAGTAGTGAATTCGCACGGCCAATGAAATTGCGAAGAACTCCTGAATTCGGAGATTTATTAGCTAGCGCGTAAGTAGCTGCATCTTGATATGCAGATTTCAACCCATAAGATTGTAGTGCTGAATTCACTGCGTCTAGATCTTCTGGACTCTTAGCTGCATTAAATACATTGGAAATAGTATTCCACGCAGTACTAACTGCTCCATCTAGCTTATCATTCAAACCTTGCCAGAGCGGGTGTTCAGATACGCGACTAATATTGAGTGCAGATTTAACATAGCCTGTGTACGGATTCGCCGGTGCATCTTCCGCAAGTGGTAACTTTGAACCATAATGCGATGCATTCGTAATGTTCCACTGTTCACTTAGCCTCCGAAGTTCTGAGAACTCAGTTTGGTATTTCATATTAACTAGTTCGCGAGCCAATACATCACTGCCTCGTAAATGGAAATCTTTTAAGTCTTGTACAATCTTAACTGGATCAGTTTGTGGAAAGAACTGAGAATTAATACCTTTACTTTGAATCTCTGAATCAATATAATTCTCATGCAATGTACGGTCCCATTGATAGTCATCGATTGTTTTGTGAAACTCTTCAGACTGCGCCTTAGTAATTACTCGATATGGATCAGGAACTTTCTGAATCAATCCGTCCAAATCTGAGGCAGACTGCGCATGGATCATTTTAATGTGACCCGCACCAGTTACTGTAGGGTCAGTTACAAATGCGAAGTGTGGGTAGTCTTTAGGATTTGGTTTCAGTGGATAGAATGTATCGGCGTCCTTAGAATCTTCCAATCCTTGGGCAGCTCTAATTTCTTTCATTGTAGAAAGTCGATCACCGTTAGTTTCAATGTGTGCGCGAATTGCATCTGCTGTCTCTGCATTACCAATTGGAATTTGTACTCGAGCGCCAGGCTGTAATTGTGGAGCTTCTGCATCTTTACCGGTTGCGATTGCATCTTGATATCGTTTCCAGCTACGAGCTATTAGCTGCGGGCTTCCATTAGCATCTTCCCCCAATACATACTTTTCAGTGGTCTGAGACATTTCTGCATTGAGAGCGGAGAATTCAATAGCTGCTTGTGGCTTTGCGCCCAGTGCATACAGCGGTCCATCCATTCTAGTTCCTACATTCTCCTTCAGAAGCCGCTGAAGATCTGATGTAGCTTTCCCAATATTCTCAGTAAGCGAGGCCAAAGATCCGTATGTGCCATTAGAGAAACGGAAAAAGCCAGGACCGCTACCAAATCTATTGGCTTTAAGAAGTGTTTGTTTTGGTATGGAGATAAATCTATCAAGTATGGATGAGTCGCCCACACCTTTCGCAAATACATTATCGAAAGATGTCTGTGCAACTTTTTGCATAGCCGCAATACGGCCCATACCACTAACGATATTTCCATTAGCATCTTGGTATGCCTTTGTGTTGTAAGCTACTTTAGCCCAGGAGGGTTTAGTATCTAAGTCGTAAACACCTTTTGCACTAGACCAAAGTTTGCGTTGAATTAGATCCTGTGTATATTTTTGAGCTACAGTTTGACGTGCAAGCAAATCTTGCACAGGATCTACAGAAGCTGTATGTTCTAGAGAATCGCGAGATACATTAGTTGCTTTTGAAATCCAGTCAGTATTTTTTCCAGCTGCCAATAGATTTTGTGCAGTTGACATCTTAATTTCTTTCAATCGCTGCAGCATATCAGATGGAGTCTGCACAGTCGAAGAACTACCATCGGCCTCCTTAACTACTACAGGAGTTTTCTGCAAATATGCTTGTTCCAGCATTGGAATATCAGATCCATCTATCTGTTGT